GCCGTGGCTAAGTAAATAAAGATGTCGTAGGACCTACATCTTTTGGAAACGATTAACATGAACGAGCTCAGGTTTAAACTCGTCTTTTCTGACATTGTTATCGGATCCAGATGGGACGCGCGATTGCTCACGTCCACCTGAGGATTTGCCGTTTCGTTCTGGTGCAGATCCTTGCACTAGAACTATAGGCGTTCCATGGGCCCAGGCCATGGAAAAGTCGTCGGCGGGTGCATAAAACACAAAGGCTTCTAAATCTTTCGGGGGGGAACCTCCTCTTCCAGCCCAAAGAAAAGTAACGCAAGTCGCGCCCTCTTCTCCCGCAATGCGGGGTGGGTTAGGAATCATTGGATATTGTTCCATATAGGGTAAATTAAACTCTAAACTTGGTTTGAGTTCAAAATCTTCCACTATGGTTCCATTTCTGCCAAAAGCAGTGTCATATGCATAGGGAGTAGTATCGGTCTTGGTAATCAAAGTAGCCAACAGTGTTCCAGGACCATTATTAGTATCTCCTGACCTAAAGACTTTCAAGTTGAAACCTCCTTTACGGTACATAAAGTAATAACGACACATGTTGAAGAACGTCGCATACGGATAGGTATAACCCATCTCGTCTTCGATGTGTATCTTCTGCCAAGTGTTGTGTACAAATGTAGAGGTCTTGAGTAGCTGAAAGCGATGAAGCATCGTACGTATCGAAGCATACTCCTCTCCTTGATATATCTGTTTGGTCATTTGAGTAGGCGGTGTCGGGATCAATTCAGGAAAATCTTGTGAGAAGATTTCGTCCAAAAAGGCGGAAGTTTTGAAGCCTTCCGTTTCGCCTTGGGGCACGTAAGTCCCGACTTCAGTGAATGTATCCGTGGCGATAAACTTGTGTTTACCAAACGGGTTTCGTTTCTCTTTAAAGAATAAATAACTGAGGCTAGGGCCCCCAGCTACGTATACAGCACAGTAAATAGACGTTGTTCCAACTATACTGGCCGTTATCAAAGGATTCACAATGGAAACCGTAAGCTTCCCATTGGCGAAACCTGGTGACGTTTTGTCCCAGGGTTCATTCACTTGCAAGTAAGGCTTGCCTTGATTATAACATATGCGCACCGGCACATATGTTGTTCCACAAATTTCGACTTGTTTCTGGCGGAAGTCTCCCATTCCATCCGTATAACTAGCCGGAACCTCACTTGCTGATGGGTGCCAAGCCCATCTGAGAACACATTGTTGCATCTTAGATCCAAAGATGACAAATAAGTAGTCCATATCCCCGGTCCACTTATCAAAGTTCTCGGTAACCCATGAAACTGGAGTGTGGTACACATGATACTCATTAGCAGTAACTTGTGAATACACCGCACAGGTCGAGGGACAGACATTGATGCTCCAAATGATCTCACCGCTTGTAGCCTCCGTTGAGATTGTGAACACATCCACCAAGCCTGGCTTTCGCTTAATGTGGTTAATGTCCATTTCATCCATAGTCCGTCCAAATTGTTCTGGTCCAGAGGCAATGGCTGCAGTAGGACTCAACGTGAGAACTTGTTGAGTCAGACAGCCTTCACCTGTAGATAGTCCATTCGCAGTGGTAGGTGCCACTGGCCTGACAGTTTCAAGGTTAGTAGGGTTATTCAATCCTAGCATTTTAGTCGCTCCGCTCAGCAGCTTAGCGCCCATTTTGGCTGCACCTGCAACGATATTCACCTCCGGCATAACCGGTGGTGCTTTCATAACAAGGCCTCCAATAGAGCTCACAGCATCTAAAGCTTGAGTAACAATCCCAGAAGTACTCTTCTTGACTTGTTCTTTCTTCATATTTGGCACATACTTCCAAATTGGAGTAATGTGTGAATTTAAGGTAGGAGCTTCAAGCTCAACATTCCTAAATGAAGCAAAGACAGTGATTTGCACTTTGGGTGTATCTCCTAGTAATTGTGCCCTAAGGGGCGCCAACACCTTCAAAATATAGATTCCAAAATAAGCATCTTTGGTGGTCCAAAGATCATCAGTCCAAAACTTATGAGGGCTTATATAAGGAATAGCAAATGAGACAGGCTTATCTGCATTTGCATCAAGAATGAACGCATTGCATGTAGATGCAATTCGAAGATCCTTCAACTTGATCTGATCAGTTGAATTTGATGTTGTGTGTGTTAGCGAGGAGCCTTGCAGGGCTCCATAAAATGATGGTATCGCATTGATCTGGGTACGCAGAATGATATCTGCTCTCACCAAATGGTTGCGATTCAATTTCTCCTGGATGTTACTCACTACGTTCATAATGTCATACGGGAAAACCAAACGAACTTTCTCAGAGCCGATTACATCGTCTCCGGACCAGTCTGTATGGTATATCTGGTACTCTCTTGTGAAAATGGGGTCTTCTGAGTTGGTGATATTCGCATTGGGCGTATCTCCAATCATCCAAGGTACTATTCTACGCGAAGGAACCGGTGCTTCATCCGCAGGTTGTAAGGACTTCATCTCAACGGTGCCACCACCTTCCATGGTGGGTTCCGCCTCCGGAGTCAGGACAGTGGTTGTTGCTTCTGTTGACTGCGCATGGTACTTGTATAGTATGTACTCAGCACTTTCGGCAACTATACTGCCTTCCTCCCAATTCATGAGTACATGTTGCGCCAGCACACTTCCTTGGGGAAGAACGACCTGTTGTCTAGTTAGTTGCAGTTCGACACACAGGCCGGTCCCTTGGAGGAACTGGTCCAAATAATGCTCAAAAGAATTGGTGTTCGGAGGGTACCCATAATCCATGAGGATACCATTGATAATGTCTTTGTATTGCTCAAATACTGCCCGACCATGGTGCATGAATTCCAAAAAGACGACATCCACAATTTCTTGCGACGCCTTCTCATCTGGTATTCCCTTAGTCTTCCAGGATAAGATCTCCAACACATGAGTTAGTTCCATAGGAGCGAAAATAATCCCGTTCTCCAAACGAAAACTTCTCATGAGGAAAATCAATTCCCAGACAGTTTTCTGATTATACATAGTACCGTCCTTATTTGGTGTGGTGACATCATAGCCAGCACGTTTGCCTTCCTCGATCAACATCGGGAACTTCAACCAGCGCATGCAGGCTGCAAACATGGCCATAACATCATCACCTCCTGTCCAAATTCTGCACAGCTGAAAGAACTGCCGCACAGACAATCTGAACGATCCGCCCATCTTCTCCAGGAAAAACTTCACCATCGAGATGTCTTCCTTTAAAAGTTGAGCTGCTTCCATCAAGTCTCCAGCATCAATTGCATCTTGCACTCGATACATGCGAGTAAGAACCCAGGTGGCCACATTGGCTTTCTGGATCACAGAATTGCGAACAAAAGTATCCGCAGTCCCCGTGAAGTTCATACTATCTACACGCACCAAGATATCAAAAAGCAATAAGATGACATGAGAACTTGAATCCATTACGAGAGCTATCCTAATCCTATGATGCACCTCTATTGGCACCCTATCTCCACAAAGATCCTTGATCAAATGTTTCAATTGGCTGTGTTCGAGATGCTCCGGGTATTTCACATAGACTACACCGTCAACGCGAGTCGCAAGACCCCACTTCAACATAAAACGTTCATACCATCGATTGATGGAATTTACGTATGCTAAATGCTGGTACTTCTTGGTCGACACGTCAAACCTCCTAACATCAAGGTCAATCCCAACAAGGGTTTCCCAATCGCCAAGAGCAATGCAGTCCTGTAAAATTTTCCCGAATTCAGGGGAATGGACATTGATTCCCATCGCGACTCCTGTCTCATATACGTACAATGCTAAGTTTTCCATGAATGAACCGAAAAACTGTTTCATTTGCACAACATGATCAACTTCGTTCGTGATGAAAATTCTTGGGGTATAGACTTTCTCTGGCTCTCTAGTCTCTTGTTTCAGATTTCCTTCTCCAATCTGGCCTCCTCCCTTGGGCTCACACTCTAAGTTTCTCTTCAATCTCTTCTGATACTTGTTACACAACAAGTCATTAAAGACGAAATACTCCTGTCGAGGTGAACCTTTCGGTGGATCAACCTTAATGAAATAGTTAATCTTATCCCCTCCCGTCTTGACAACGCCTAACCAACCGATGGCTTTACGCATATGCAAGCCTGGTAACTGTCGATTCTCTGCTCCGTTGATCGCCCAAACAATGGGTAAAACCATTGGAGAGAGTTTGCAGCCAACCTGGCTCACTATATGTTCAACAACCTCTGCATACAGAGCTTGATTCGGAGCTTCTTCGCTTGGTTTAATCGGAGTCAATTTTGTAACAGAATTCTGTAACGGGTAGATTCCCTTCTCTTTGATGGGAGCAAAATGTGCCGGGAATCTCTTTGGTGGTTGGATTTTATTTTGGAATATTGACGCCTCAATCTCGGTATCAGAGGGCAACCTGTGTGCCAACTCCTTCCGGACTTTGCCGATATACTCCAAATTCCATCCAATCTCCAAAGGGCACTCTTGATTTCTGCTTTCGGGTACAACCCATTCCTCTTCATAACTGCAAGACAATGCAGCGTTACTACGAGGAATCGAGTCAAAGTACTCCTTAACAGAGGCCAAGAACTCTTGAGTGAGGATAGGACCTCCTCCCTCTTTCTGGTCTCGAGTACCATGTGAATGCAAGAATCCAATCTTTGCACCTTGAAATTCGTCGTTATCAAAAAATCCAATCGAGCCACAATCTCCGTCATAACTAGGAGCAGAATACGTAACAATATCTGCTTGTGAAAGTACAACATCATTTGTGACTTGGTAAGAAATTGATCCCGTTCTACGAACATTTGAAGCATACCGAATCTCCGGCTGAACATCTTTACAAGTTCGGCTGAAAATATAAGCACGCGAAATATCGCAGTTAAGAATTTTGTTTGCAGGGGCAAACAGGTGCAAGATATTGGGGAACTTCTGAAGGCCCTTGTTATTCAAGGGATAGAAGAACGCAAGGTCAGAGACCTTGTCATGAAGGATTTGACTGGCCAACTCCTTGGACTTCCAACGATAGACTTGGATCTTGCCTTTCACAAAATCTCGATAACACTGGATCTCAATAAAGTCATCCGGCCCGGTGAGATAGCATAACATATGTTTGACTGTCATGAAACAAAAATCATAAAGGAATAGAGCTTTGCAGCTACGATATTCAACGTTTTCGCCTCTAACAGTCCCAATTCGAAAATCAACATAATTGTTAGCAATCTTGCCAAGCAAGACTTCCTTAATGGCTTCAGCGCGACCATTAGGGACGATTTCAGTTTGAACTGAGGACAAAGGCAACATGGCAACTACCTTGCAATTGGGAACCTGAACTACAGACAACTCTCGTTTAACCAGTTCCACTCCAGGTTTATTCGTCTCAGACACCACAGCGGTGCCCTTTGATGAAAACATCTGAACAGCATTTGGAGTGGGAGTTGTGAAGTAACTGACGATGTTCTTGACTAACATACCAACACCTGACAAGGTGACAGCACATGCAGCCATGACCATTACAGTATTCACAATGGCTAAATTCTTAGAGTTGCTCGTAGTTTGTTCCTTCAAAGCTTTCACCTGGCCTTCGACCATACTTGTCTGCAAAGATAGCATTGTCAAAGATTGAGCCATGGTATTAAACTTCTTCTTGAACTCTTCCGAACCTCCCTTCCAGTCCTCGCCTGATGGGATCGCAGGCAGCAATTCTATGTACTCCTCCATATCTGGAGTCAACTCATACATATAACTGCCATTCTGCCGCACGAAGTATCTCACGCCTTTCAAATCGAAAATACGGATTGTACTGCCCAATGGTAAAGAAATTGTATCAACAAATTTCTTCTCCATAGACAGATTTCCGTTATTCCATTCAACAGCCGCTTTCACTATTCGTGCAGTCCTGAATTCTCTAGTGCTAGTAATAAAACTTGCCGATTCACCGTGTGTCAAAACATATTCATCCTTAGGATAAACTATCTTGGTGACTGGACCAGCTTGGGGAAGGACGCTCTTATAAAGAGCTTCCACATCCAAGCTGTCCGACTCCAAAAACTGTGACAAACGGTCTATCTCGCCAACTCTTCTCACCATCACCCTCGCACATTCCCGCATGAGGTCGTCATAACCGATTCCTTCACTCTCCCGATCCACTTTATCATCTACATCCGTTGTCGAATGCACATAGATAGAAGTGATATTCCGGAAAATATAGTACTCTGTCGATAATGCCAACCCCTCACGCAAGAATCCACGGTGATCTGTGAATTCCGGCTTAATGTCCACCCACTTGTGAACATCCCATCTCCTTGCTAAGGCCATCTTATCCGCTATCTGCATCTCACTAGGAATACCGGTCTTATTATTGGTTAAGATCAAAATCTTTGAATCAAAATAAGTACCCTTCTTCTCACTGAGTTCAGACATATGCAACGGAAAAGCGACTGAGTTACACATGGTAATAATTTCCGCACCGACCCTCGTAAGGATCTGTGGGTCTTTGTTCTGAAATGAATCATCCAAAAGAACGATGGGCTGACCATCGTAATTATCCCAATACTCCTGCTCAATCCTTCGCACATAGATAAGATCCTTCTTCTCCATCTTAGTGTATGGTATCCCTTTACAATGACAATATAACCTATACAGGTCACGTGCCATTTTCAAAGAAACCACAGACTTCCCGCGTTTCGGTTTCCCATCTAGCCGAATCACTACTGGTGGAACTCTAGAACCAGCGCATGTCATCGCTCGCTTCGCATCAGCTGCAACTTTCTCAAAATCAGTCTGAGCCTTAAAAAAAGGCCCAAAATTCGATAAGCTCCAACCAGAGTTCAGCAAGTCCTTGGCAATGCACTGTCCCTCCTTCTTCAACTCCTTGACCTTCACACAAGTCGCAAAAGACGTACAAAAGCTCTCTCCCGTTGCTTTCATATCGTCCTTCAACCCTTGAGTGGCAGTCATCCACTGAGTTGCCCGTTCCATCATAGGGGCATGCGGCCCAAAACTAAAGGGTTTATCATAAACCTTCAGATACGCCCATCCAAGCGCATCATAAACAAGTTTAGATAGGTACTCCACTCCCTTCGTAATGGTCACCACACTCCCAAGTGCTTTAGCATGCTTATTGATAGAGTCCATAGGTCCTGAAGAGTTTGGCACCACTTCCTTCCCAGACAATTCAAAGAAACCCATTGAAATCATCTCCCAGAAAGCAGACACCAACTCTTCATCTGAAGCCTGAACATCATCCCCGTTCGGCTTCACCTCCTCTCCATTCGATTTCTCCTCTTGGGTCTTCATCCTTGACAACAACGCTGTCACCACCTTCGCAGCACGGTGTACCATGCCAGACAGTGAGAACAAACGCAGAGCCAGAATGCTTTGCATCACTATGGAAAAGCGCAAGGCCCAGTTAGGAGCAAAATAGGCATTAATCATTGTATGCACAAACACAATCAACATGTCACCAAAGTCATCAACCAAGCCATTAGATTTACAAAATCCACTGACAATAGGTTTAAAACTGGCAAACATGTCAACCACGCTCTCTATCTTGTCCCCAACCTTCCCAAGTCGCGCACCATATTTCTCATCAAAATAGGCCGCTCGATCCGACACAGTACTACTCACCTTCTCTCCAACTTGAGCTACCATCACACTCCCAGTCTGCCTGACTTCATCTACAGCCTGCTTGAGTCTCGCATCGATCTCCTTCAGAGACTCCTTCGATAATGTGATGTTGAGAGGAATTTCCATCTTGGGCAGCCAACTCGACTTGGGCTCGGCAACGCTAATTAGATCGTCCCCTGATGGTTCTGGGAGCCACCACATCCTCAATTTCCTCATCGTATACTGAAAATAGCTCTCCTTTTCCTCCTCTCGTAACTCAACCTCAAACTCCTCTATCTTCTGTTTGAGATGTGTTATACTTCCATCCTGGTCAACATCGGACGGGGGAGCAAGCTCAACCCCGTCAATAATGACCTTTCCACCTTGAGGGTGAAACTTAAAATGGAATTTCTGTTCTTCCTGCAGACTCTTCAACTGTCCATCCAGAGCAAGTGACCTCTTCGTCACTTCTCCCAAACGATTTAAGATATCCACATGTTCATCCGCCAATCTCCTCTTCGCCTCCCAAATCTCCTTAATCTTCTCCTCATAAGGATCTTTCAATATGGGCTTCGTTTGCGGATCAAAAACGACCTTCTCCAACCTCTCTAGAGCACTTTCATACTCATTCTTCTGCAGTGGTTTCGGATTAAACAAGCTCGTCTGCTTCTCAAACAGGCAGTTCCTCTCGAATTCCTGTGCCTCTCGATAACAACTGTCCATGTCTCTCCCCTGACAAATCCGAACCTTCGTTCCTCTCTCCTGTGCCATTCTCTCAACTCGTGCCATCAACTTCTTATCCAAAGTTGAAACTACATGATTTGAACCACACTCTCGCATGTGGTCCACAATCAAGTCATCAGCCCCATCCTTGCCCTGCCCATCAAATGGCGTAACTACCAAATTGCGCAGGCCAAAAGCATGAACCTTCTGACGCTCCATATAAGCACGAATTGTAACATCTCTCCCATCAAGAACCCTCGTCCAAGAGGCAGCTCCCTTAGGGCTGATATTATCAGCATCCAAAAGAACACACCATCCCGAACCTTGAGGCACCATATCTGAGAGTCTCTGAGGCTTGTACGAGCTAAGCTGTTGAACAGCTAAGACATACTGAACACTAGCCTCATTCAACTGATCAAACGAATATCCACCACCATCAGTCAGTCGCAACCCTTCCATCGCGACTAAATTCAACTTTGCTCCCAAAAACTGTCCAGCCAAATCAATTCCTGTAGCATCCCACGATAAATTAACCGATGAGCTGCCAGTACAATGATCAGCTGAAAGATTCAAGACACTAAGATTAAATTCTGAACGACGCCACCAAACATGAACTGGTGGTAAGACAAAAACACCCGGGTTATTATCAAACTGAGCCAAAAGCAACTCAGTATAGAAATCTCCCATCCTATCTTTCTGGAAAACTTGCAACAATTCAACAGAACAACACTTAAACCAATCCTCTCCTTTAATGGTCTTGTGCTGCTCCCTCTCCATATGCACCAAATGCCCACAATTCCACCTAAGACAATGGTACTTGCGGGCATTGGGCCAACCTTGAATAACAATGGGCTGGCGAAATTCAATTAAGACTCCCTGATGACGGAAAAACCAATCATAAAGAGCCCCATCGATTTCAAAAATCTGATCAGTTTGGAGAAGTCGCTCCAAAACAAATCTACAGTACAGAACGTAAAGCAAACCTCCATCATGTTCAAAATTCAGACAATTCTTAATAACAGACCAATCGCAGTCACAACTGATCACGTCATTAAGGCGAAGAAGAACGACATCCGAATGTCTGTCCTCCATCCAATCAACAATACCCAGATCCACATCTGGTTCAGTAAAATCCATAGGAACAATCCTCTCTCCACTCTCCAACTGACTTTTAATGGTGTCTTCCATCCCTGCTAATACATCCCGAGGGCGTACAACAAGACACGGGCTAACAATGGTCGATACAAATCTAAGGAACAGGTCAAAACTTTTCATGTGCTACAACGTCGCTAGACGCGCACACTATTCTGTTAAAACAATGGTTCCAAAACCAAAAGTCCGGTCGCACGGCCTATCCATTGTAAGTTTCGTTAGCTCAGGTAGCAAGCCTGAGTTCACTCCACAAACTGCATAGGGCTATAAGAACTGCCAACGCGCGCTGGTGTATTAATTCCAGCGGCTTCAGGTGCACACTATCAAATTAAGTAATTTAAATCGTTCAATTTCGTTTTGAACTTAACGTCAAATGACGTACAAAATAAATCAGCTCAATGATGTGTTCTGCTGTAAGTAGCGTTCGGCAAATAAACTACGCTACAATATAAAGTGTCTAAAACACAGATAAAGAATCAACAATGCAATACAACAAAATGCAAATACTAAGATCACAAATAATCAAATCAATTAAATGAAACAATAGTAAGCATCAAGTACAATCAAAACAGTATATAAGATAGAACATTCAAATATATACAGTCAAGAAATTCTCACAAAGTC